TTTTGTGTCTCCCTCATCATCTGGAGTAGGTTGTTTTACAAGTGCCCCTCCAGCAGGTTTCTTGTAAGGAACAAGAGTTGCTGTTGGTCTTGTTGTTGCAAGTGCTCCACCGCGACTTGAAGGTAAAAATCTATTGGTATTAACTGCCATTTTATTCTACCTCAGTGATTCCGTAGATCGCAAGCATCTGCATTCTCAAATCAGTCTGATAAAATGTATCAAAACTTGTGGGTACATCTCTATAACCACCAGATCCACCACCAGATCCACCGCTAGGAGGAGGAGAACCTGTTTTTGCTGTCATCACATTCACCTTAGGTTGTGGTGGTTCTGGCACAGGAGGTAAATTACCCTTACCCAACATTGCAGGAGCAGGTTTAGCGGTTGCTGCTGGTGCCGTTTGTGCAGTCTGTGGCATGGCACCTGTGACGACTGCTGCTGCCGCTGCTGGCGCAACCTTATTCTTAGCGGAAGGTGCTTCCATTCCACCCTCTTCCTCCTTCTTCTTCGCCTCCATTCTCTTCTTCGCTGCAGAGCGACCCATGGGTCTGGGTTTTGCCTTTGGTTTCTTCTCCTTCTTATCTTGAGTTTCACCTTTAGATGCAAAAGGATTCTTCCTTCTCCTATTCCTATCCATCTTAGGATAAGATTTCTTTGCAATCTGAAGATCTATGACTTGGAATTCATCCAGTCCTTCAGTATTCAGTTTCTCTATTCCATAGAGATAATTTGCTACGTTTTGAATTCTTGGATTATCAATTCCTGCAGGTCCTAAATCGTCAGGAGTAATATATGCATCCCTCAAGGTTTGCATCACTTTTTCCATGTCAATATCCTTAGCACCAACTACACCACCACCTTGAGCAAATTGAAGATCTCCAAATTTAGTGAATTGTGGTTGATTGGTTCCTCCACCCATCTTATTAAGATTAAGGAGAAATGGTGCTCCAATCTTATCAACTGCTGGTTTAGACATTACAATCTCACCAGGTTGAGCAACAATCATCTGAGTATCTTTTCCTGCACCCTTGACTCTCTTGCCAGTGGATTGTGATACCTTACCACCAGATGGCATGGTTCTCTTATTACGTTGAACATTTCCACCTTTAGCGTATCTTGGAACTTGACCACCACCAGACATAGTACCCAATACACTCATGGGATCTCCAGTCATCCCACCAAATTCATTAATCTCATCCATCTGAGACTTATTGGGTTTCTCTGGATCTTTTACGACCGCAGTTCCATCCTGATTAGCAGCAACTGCAGCAACTCCAAGAGCACCGACACCAACAGCAGCTGCTGCAAGAGGATGTGCTTTAGCAAATTTAAGAAGACCTGGAATCGCCTTCTTTGCCATAAACATAGACAGTTTTACTACACCTGCAAGCACAGCTCTAATCAATCCACCCAAGGGAGTTGCGAATAGAACAAATGCCGACAATAATACTGGCCACCAATCCTTTAAAAATCTTCCTAGTGCTTCTATTTTATCTTGATTCTCCTTGTTACCCAACCATTCAACTAATTTGAATAGAACTCTACCAAGAATAACTGTTCCGAGGAACTTGAATATCCTATCTAATAAATCAAAAGTAGGAGCTGCAAGTTTCCTTGCCTGCTTCAACATAAACTTTCCAGCACCCTCTAGAGCATTCTCTCTCTTCTTTCTACGCTCTCTTTGCTTATTAAGTCTATCAAGTTCTGCTTGCTTTTTTATTGCCTCAAACTGACCATTAAGTGCTTTGAAGATCTTCTCAACAGACTTTCTTATCGCAGCAACATTCTCCTCAAGAGATGCTCTACGCTTCCTCTTCTTCTTACCATCTTCACCAGGAGCAAGAAGAAGTTGTGGTTGCTGTGGAGGACCACCAACCATACCTGCAGTTGGTCTTGTTGCAGGTTTTGCTGTTGGTTTATTAACTGACTTTACGTTTACTTTAAACTTACCAGTCTTACCCCTTACTCTCTTCCTCTCCTCATCAATCAGCATGGAATCTTCAGTAGATACCTTACTGTCTGTCATTCGAGCAGCAACTTGCCACTCTTTTAGCATAGTAAGATAATCATCATAACTAAAATCAAATCCATCTTGCAATCCAAGAAGTTCCGCTATCCTTGGATCAATCTCTTCTGCAGCATCACCGAGAAGATCATCTTTTGATGGTCCTGCGGGTACATATGTTTTTGATACAGTTGCTTTTGGTTTTTTTAATGCACCACCTTTCTTTGGTTTAGCACGACCCATCTCCGCAATCATTGGAGGGTCGTCAATATCACCAGCATAGGGATTGTCTGGATCTATTTCTTGCTCATCATAAGAATCCTCTACACTCGGTACTTGTACCGTTGTCTCTTTTGGTTTCTTAGGTAGACTTGGTTTTTTTGGTTTATCTACAACATAATAATTCCACAAGAACAGGACATACTGCTCTTGCTTCTCATAATCTCTCTTATTCTTCTCTGTTCCTGTATCTACTGCTGCTAAAGGGAAGTCCTTTGTATGCTTCTTAAAATTCCTTGCAAATATTGAATATACTCTATCAGGATCTACACCAAATTCACGAGCGAGAAGATTTCTGTTATAAGAAATACGGCTACCAGCATAAGTACTCCACTTAAGCTCATTTTGCTTAATGGTGGAGTATGGTATAAATTCGCGTATAAATGCTGGTGTTCTCGCCATTAGTTACTATTATTTGCTTGTTGCGCTTTGAGTTTCTCCTCTTCCAAATGAGCCTTCAACAATGCAACATAAACTTCCCGCTCCCATGGAATTAGATTCTCTACCTCAGTTAATGAGTATTTATGGTACTGGAGCAAGGCGAAGTTTAACTTATAGTAGTTCTCCAAATCCATATGGGAGAGGGCTATGCGAAAAAACTCGCCAGACCTTCCAGTACGACAGTACTTGTTACGTTGGTATTTGGATTTGTAACTTCAATCTCATGAGACAATTTAGGCATAGTCTCAAAGAACTTCTCAATCAACTTAAATTGACTAGAGTTCATCTGATCCAAGAAGGCAATTACTTCCTTTTTAGGTACAGAATCAAGATCCCAAGTTTCTTCTTCAGTGAGGATTTGACTGATGCAAGTTGCAATCAAATCGAATGATTGCTCAACATTATTCTCACCAGAGAAGTCAAAATTACTTTTAATAAATTGCTCAAGAGAAGGATACTTCATCTCCATAGCAATAGTGCTATCAACCTTGATCAACCTATCGTGACCTTCGGACTTCTTGACCTTAATATCATCAATGTTAATAGTCACTGGGACATAAGTCTCCTCATCATCGGGACAAAGAACATTTACCTCAATCTCTTCACCGACAGACTTGCCACGGATATTCAAAAAGAGGTATTCAATGTCAAAACTAGGAAGATTCTCAACCTTCACACCTTTTGTTATAATGCAGTTTTTAATTACAGTCTTAATCGCTGTAGTAATCTGCTTTGGATCTTCACTCTCCAAGGCAAGAACAAGAAGTTTTTCCTCTCTTACCAAGAACGGTCTATACTGCAACTCTTCTCCCGTTGAAGGAAGAACAAGATCATAAGTTGGGGCTGATATAGTAGGTAATGGCATAAACTTATCAATTCATGTGTTTATTTATGGGGTTATCTATTGAATATTGGGAATGATTTCTCTCCAAATATTGAGGCACCAAGGTTAGAGTTGAAGATATCTAAATCTAATCCAGATTTACTATACAAATTCCTTGAAATAGAAGATTGCTGAGCAAGAGCAGGGGTTGCGGAATTAGCTTGAGTAGGTGGAGTATAATTTACATCTTGCTTATCCTCAACACTAGAAACAAAATATCTAGTATATGTAAAGGATACTGTAGTTTTTAAAACATTAGATCCATCATAACTGACTGGAACAGAACTGATAGATTTGGGGAATGCTTGAACAAACTCATACACCAATATGTTTTGATTTGAATCGAGTCCAAACCCTAAATCCTTCTCAAATTTAACAATAGTAAGATCTGTTTGATATTCTTCTGGATATCTTAAAGTTGATTCAAATGTCTTTAACTTTAATGCTTCGTCTCCAACATCTTCTCCAACAATGTATCTCATCCAGGATTCAAAAAATTTAATCTGTAGATAAGATTTTTGTGGATTATTACCTGGGTCTATTGTAACCATAAACGTAAAGTCAATGGTTTCATCATATAATTTTGAGTAAGCATGTCTCTCAACAACACCACGATAATCTCTATTAGTTTCTATCGTTCCGAGACTGGATCCAGGAAGACTAGCTTCCACACAAGTCAACTCAAGCAACTCTTGTCCACCACCACTTTCAAATCCAGGAAATTTAAAACCACTAGGTTGTTTAATCACCACACCATAAACAGATGACAAAGATGGTCGCATTATTTTGGACTTTAAGTCCGCCATTCTAATGCCAGGATTGATAGGATTTGACATCTAAATAACTTTAAGGATCCCCGTATTATATGTAGCCAACTTTATGAGCGAAAGTATTAAAAGTAGATATCGCCCATCGTTCCCCAAAAAGTATAAAGGCAACCCAAACAACATTATTTGTAGAAGTAGTTGGGAACGTAGATTTTGTGCCTGGTGTGACCTTAACGAGAATATCTTAGAGTGGGCAAGTGAAGAATTTTGTATTCCATATGTATCACCGATTGACGGTAGAGTTCATCGATACTTCCCAGACTTCCTTATAAAGGTCAAAGAGAAGAACGGATCGACAAAAACATATGTGGTTGAGGTAAAACCCAAAAAACAAACTAAACCACCAGAAAGAAAGTCAAAAAAAGTGACAAAATCTTTTATCTATGAAGCAAAGACTTATGAAGTGAATAAAGCTAAGTGGAGAGCAGCAACAGAATGGTGTAAAGATAGACGACTTGAATTTAAGATTATAACCGAAGACGAATTAGGAATCAAGTAATGTCTAAAAACACTCTCTTTGAAGACTTAAGAGAAGAGGTTGATGTAGAACCTGGAAGGTCTCCATTCTTTTATAGAAAGGCATTCAGGAGACTATCAAAAAGATATGCAGCAGATCCACAACGTCTTATCAGAGATGAGATAAGAGATCGCACCAGTGATGATCCAGATGACAATATGATCAGAAGATTCCCAAAACAGGGACATCTTTTTATGTTTGAATATTCGTCAGAAAAAGATAATATATCAGTATTTGATCCATTCCCATTAGTATTTGTAATTAAGGTTGAGGGATCTTCTTTTTTGGGATGTAACCTTCATTACATTCACCCACTTAAACGAAAAATAGTCGTTGAAAATTTACGACGCAACAAATTGACATTACCCTACAATTCAGTATCTAAATATAATATAAGTCAAATTAAAGGTCTGTTGCTAGACATTGCTAGGTCTGAGTGGACATCCGCTTCTAATTTACCAATAGAAGACTTCGTTAGTATTAAGGACGGCAAATCTCGCTCTATTAATATCACAGACGTTTGGAAGAATAATAACAGATCCTTTAGGAAGATGCTCCGTGGAGCACTCATATATAAAGGATATGGAACAAACGATGAAGATTTTAAAGGTTAACTAACATGCCACAACCAGCAGACGTAGCAGCAAAAGGGACAATATTCAATAAACCGCTTGCAGATGGTAGTGGTGCAAATCAAGTATATGTATCACCCACCCATAGATTAAGTGCAAGAAGGGGTAGCAGTCCTCGATCTGGAAGTATTAGTGTTAACTATGCTGTTGTAGTTGATCCCAAAACAAAACAACAAACAGTTTACCAGAGAGAATACAATGCTTTAGGACAACCACAACCACTAGATCCAGATAAAATACTAGCAACAAAAGGACCTGATGGTAAATTTGTTCCTAGTAAGTATGCTACAGAAAATGTAGATTCTAGATTGGTTAATAAGTTAAATGATAATGAGGAAACACAAGCAACACTAAACAACGTTGTAGACTATACAGTAAAAAGTAGTCTACAACAAACATCTGCTGATGGTAAAGCTTCACCAGTAGATGTTGCAGATGTAAAAGGTGAAGGTATACAAGATAATGGTCCAGAAAGTGGAAATACTGATCAAACTGGTGGTAATAGTGCGGGAGAAAATACTGGTGATGGATCGTTAAATGGAACTACGCTATCTACAGTGGCATCTCCTAACCAAGATAAAACCAATCTTGGTGAAACTGACGATTTAGTTTACCCAGCGGGTGCAAAAGGAAATGAATCTGATTATATCAAATTCACTGCTCTAAAGTATGTACCAGGTACACTGAATACTTCTGCTGGATCTTTTGGTTCAACATATACAAACGGTACTACACTTAAACAAAGTGTACAACTTCCAATTCAAGGTGGTATTCAAGACTCTAATGCAGTTGGATGGAATGAAGATAATCTGAGTGCGATACAAGCTGCTGGTGCAGAAGTAGCAAAAGATGCAATAGGTAGCGGAATCGGTGCTGGTGTAGATACATTCCTCAAACAGATAAAAACTTTATCTAATAAAAGTAGTGAGGTAGGAAAAGCTATCCAAGTTGGACTGGCTGGTCAAGCAGTTGGTTCTAATATCATTGGAAGAACTGAAAGGGCAATCTTTAACCCCAACACAGAACTTCTGTTCCAAGGTCCGCAGTTGAGAGCATTCTCATTCAACTTCAAGATGACCCCAAGAGGTAAAAAAGAAGCAGACACTGTAAAGGCTATTATTAAGTTCTTCAAATTCCACATGGCACCAAAAACTAGCGATGCCAATCTGTTTTTAAAAGCACCAAATATTTTTAAAATTGAATACTTCCATAAAGGTCAACAACATACTGGTATAAATCTTATTAAGGACTGTGCTTTACAGTCATGTACTGTAAATTATACGCCTGACGGAACATATATGTCTTATAAAGACGGTGCAATGTTCTCATATGATTTGCAACTGCAATTCATGGAACTTATTCCCGTATACGCCAAAGATTACAACGAGGGCGACGGCGCAAATCACCCAATCGGATACTGATAAATGGCAAATTACTTCACTCACGTTCCAAGTATTGCATATATCTCAAGAGATCTTGAAAAAAATTCTTTGAATGACTATACAGTCACAAAGAACCTATTCAAGCGTGCAAGAATACGAGACGATATCTTCCAAAATGTAAGTTACTTTAACAAGTATAGCATTGTAGGTGATGAGAGACCTGATCAGGTTGCAGAGAAGGTGTATGGAGATTCATCATTAGATTGGGTGGTTCTACTATCAAATAATGTCCATAATGTATATGAAGAATGGCCAAAGACACAGTATGCCTTTGATAAACACCTTATAGAAAAATATGGAGACTATGATACCTTATATAACGGTATTCATCACTATGAAACTGTAGAATCCAAATCAAGAAATGGATTTGTAATTGTTGAAGGGGGAGTAGAAGTAAATGAAGGATTTTTCAATGCTCCAGAATATGAGATTGAACTAGATCCCAATGTAATCCTTCCTTCTGAAGTTCCAGGAATCTTTGCTGAAGCAACAGGAACGTATGATCCAATTACAGGCACAGTAAAAACTCTAACCATAACAAATCCAGGAACTGGGTATACCGATATTGGTGAGGTATCATTTGCCCCACCACCAAACCCAAGACTTGCAACTCTAGATGTTGCCCTAAATGTTCCACCAGATGAGAGAGAGGTTGGTTCAGTAACAATTATTGATGCTGGAACTGGATACACATATCAACCACTACTAGAGTTCAGTGATCCCCCACCAACAGTAACAGCAGTTCTTGAAGCAACTATTGGTGCTGGTGGAACAATTCAAAGTGTTGGAATTACATCTGCTGGTGACGGATATACGTTTACTCCTACAGTAACATTCCCACCTCCACCCAACGTCATTGAGAGCGCAGTATTCGTCAATGATGGTAGTGTCACTGTAGATGGTGGTTTTGAAGGTTGGTACTTACAACCAGCAGGTTCATACTATTACACTGCTCATGGTGCAAATTCTTATACTCAAGGAACCATTGAACAGTATGAAATGAGTAGTGGTTTTGATCCAAACACCGCATCTCAAGTTAATGTACTCACCTTAAATACTGGTGGTCTTAACTTCACATATGCTACTGGTGTTGAATTTAAACCAGATGGCACAAGAATGTACGTTACTGGTTTAACAAACTCAGGTAATAAAGTTGCACAATATGATCTTAGCACCCCATGGGACATCCTTACAGCAACATTAGCAGGTAATGTTAGTTTCCCTGCTCTGGCAGGAATTAGATTCCAGGATAATGGCAATCATATGTTTGTTCTTGATACTCAAGATCCAGACACCATCAAAAAGTATGAATGCACTGTTCCTTGGGATATAACTTCTATCTTCCCACTCCCAGTACAAACAGCAAATATATCTGTCATCTGTCAACCAACCGAATCATCCATTCGTGGGTTCTCATTTAAAGATGATGGAACTAAAATGTATGTTAGTGGTACAGATAATAACTCAACGTTTGTGATCACACTAGGAACTGCCTGGGATCTCAGTTCATTGACACTTCTTGGTGCCCTCAATGTCCAAAATGCTAGTGGAGACTCGACTCCATTAGACGTATTTACTAACCCATTTGAGACACTATTCTTTATTGGTGGTTCAATCAATAGAAAGATATACACATATGATACTGATGTAACTGCTAAGGCAACTGCAACTGTGGGTGTTGGAACTAGAGCAGAAACTATTGTTGATATTACAGTCACAAAACCTGGATCTGGATATACAACCGCACCATTACCATCAATAGTAATTCAACCCCCAATTCCACATAGAACTGCAAAGGGTTACGTAACTATTGTCAATGGTTCTGTGGATCAAGTTGTAATTCAGGACCGTGGTTACAACTATAAAACTGCACCAACTGCAATAGTACAACCTCCACTATCAGCAATCACCGCAAAAGGAACCATTAAAACAGAAAATGGAGAAGTCAAAGAAATTACTCTTACAGATCCTGGAAGAGGTTACAACTCTATGCCTGATATATTCTTCAGTAAACCAGGACCAACATATACTCCACAAGTAGATGAGGTATATGAAAGTAATGGACAAGAATGGAAGTTTGATGGATTCAACTGGAGGAAGAGAATTACATATGGTACGGTGTACTTTGATGAAGAAGCAAATGATTTAATCGAAATTAACGGAGCATTATCTTCCAAACCAGTGACTAATTATGAATATGAAGACAAAACAGAGAATGATAAGAGACAAATTTATGTCCTTAAGAAAGAATATCTCTCCATGCTATTCAATGATCTAGAGGATATCATGCCATATAAAAAAGGATCTGGAGGTTATGTCTCCAGATCCCTTAAGAAGGGCGATAACCCTCGCTTGTACAACTAAATCAACTCTCAGCAAGTCGCTGGAAGTAAGACATAGGATCTTCATCACTATCAGAAGATGCCTGAGGAGTGATGTCAGATGCGTTGAAGTCAGAACGAGGACCAAGATTGTCCAGTTCTTGCTTCAAGTCTGCAGGAAGTTCAGACTCCTGCTGTCGGTTGCCAAAACTAGGAGAGAAATTACCACGCATGTTGTCCTCATCTTGGACTTCCTCATCTTGGAGACGAGGAGTGCCCTTACGACCAAGAACATAATCCAGACGGGTCTGGAGTTGCTCATAGGTCTTGAACTGATCAGGAGCAGTCATTGCAGCAAGAGAGTACTGCGTCTTCCAGAGTGCTTCCAGAGCGTCATCATCGTCCAGCAGTGCTGAAGGAGAGTCAAACTCAGACTTGTCATAGTTCCAATAACCATCAACCTTACGAATCTTCAGTTTGAAGTTCGCACCTTGCCAGAAGTCAAAGGGATTGATGGGAGTCTCATCTTCAAACTCAGGTTGCATTGCTGCCATGATCTTATCAAAGATCTTCTTACCAAACTTGAAGAGGAAGACGTTGCCATCATTTGCAGGATTGGCAGGATCCTTTACGACATAGATGTTCGCATAGTAAGAGAGTTTACGCTTTTGCTTACGAACGATCTCTTTATCCTTATCATTACCACTGTTCCACAGGGTACGGTTGTATTCAGACACAGGATCTTTCTGACCAATGGTAGTCAGAGAGTTCTCAATGTACCAACCGCCAGGACCTTGGAATCCATGAGAGTACATCTTCACCCAGGGAAGATCTTCTCCATCGGGAGCGGGGAGGAATCGAATAACGGCATAACCGTTGCCCGTTTTATCCATTTCGGGCTTCCAAAGACGATCATCACCGCCGCTGGAATTATTGTTCATCTTCTCAACTTCTTTGACAAGTTTTTGAGTCAAAGAACCAAGAGAGGACTGTTTCTTAAGATTTGCGAAAGACATTAGATTACCTCGGATTTGTTTGTATTCGGCTTGTGTGTACCCATAGGGCACTTGCGGCGAGTACGGACCTATAATAGTGCAAGTGCCCGTGGTTGTCAAATTTCTTTCTCTTCGACCTGCTCCTTCATGTGACCAACCAGTTTCTCCATGTTGCTAAAGATCACATTCATGTCAACATTCTCTGGCATACCCAGCATAGCAGCAGACTTCACAATATTTGCCTTCATTTTTTGTGCCTCAGGGTCATCAGATAACGACAATCTGGCATAAAGGACTTTTTGCTTGTCGATCAGTTGTGACAGAAGATCAACGTGTGCTAATTTATCTTCTTTATTCATCTGATAAAAACTAAACATGTTTTTATACAGTTTCTCTTGAAGGTCGTTAATATGGACAATTTCTGCCCTAACAACATCTGAGTCAAAAAAGGTCATAAAACGCACTCCTTCAAAATTTTCCTGAATTTAAAGATATCAATATTTAGAAAAGAATCATACTTCTTAATATTTTTAGATACTTGCTCCCAAATAGGATCTTGCAGTTTTTTGTCAAAATCCTCACTAAACTGAAATATGCGATTATAGATAACCAACGTCTCAATACAAATATCACCACTTAGATGTTTTTTGAGAAGAGGTGGGTGACCCGACTTACAATCAAAAACATCCTCAACACCATATTCACTAAACAAGTCAGTAGACTCATTTTTAAAAATATAACTTAAAGACTCATTTCGCTTTTTCCACGAATTGTACGTTGATTCCCCTTCACGGATAAGTTGTCCAATCCACATAGAACTAGCATCTGTGGATCCAACAAAATTTGACACAAAAAAGTTAATGACCTCTTGGTCGTTCTTTTGACGACTCATCTTCTCAAACCAATAACGATCCTTCCTCTTATAGAAGGACTGTAGAGAGGCACGAGTCTTGCCATTATATCTGTGGTAGTCGTATTTATCTTTTGTGAAGTGATTCTTCAATCCCAGATAAGTTTTATATACGTCAAAGGGAGTCATTTTAACAAAAAGGGTTTTCACGAAATTTTCCCCGCGATAAATTTTCCGACTTTTTCTGAATTAAAAGATCAATTTCGCTCTGGAGGTTCGCTTAAGGAAGTTCAACTCCATTGCATCATACTTTATCTTCTCCTTCAAAGGTTTAGATATTAGTTTGGGAACTGACTCTAGGTCAATGCCATTACACTCACAAAAGTAAATGATAGCATCAATATAATTCATATCCTTATTATCTCTCACCAAGTATTCAATCTCTTGAGCAAATTTGGTGGGACAAAAAAACTTTTTCTCCAGTACCTTTTCAAATTCGTCTTCATTTTTACTGGGCATAGGTCTCCAGTTTGTAGTTAAGAAACTCTCTAATGTACTCTTGGAGTAGCTTAATGTATTTGGTTTTGTCGCGCTCTTCATAAACAACACATTCTCCATTTTCACATGCCATGATAATGACAAGTTTTTTTACTGATATACCAGTGAGTTCATAGAGCATACACCCATACGCCATGCACTGAACAAAGTAATGCTCAATCCACTCTACTGGTTTTGGTTTTTTTGAAGTCTTAAAATCAATAATTGCCAACTCGCCGTCGAATTCGGCAATACAGTCTACGGTTCCAGCTACACCAAGAACCTTACTATATAGAGAACTTTCTAGAGCGTGAATTTTATCAATCTTGTTTAACTCTGGTTTAGCAATCTTAAAAAGATAGTCTGATAACGGTTGAACTTCAGGGAGATCTTCATTCTTTAGATAACACTCTGTAAGAGTGTGCATGTCTGTACCACGACTAGTCGCTTGTCTAGTAATTCGATCCGCAGTCTCTTCACCAACCTTTTTGCGCCACTTAGCAAAGAAGGCACGGTTCTTATGACTAGTGACAGAAGTGATGGATACTAGTTTTAGCAACTCATCAGCATCTGGCACTTGATAGTAACGGACTCCATCAATAGTCTCCCTGCTGAGGGCGGGGAGATCCAGATCAACATGATTAAACATCAAAAACCTAATTCGTGTTTTGCAAAAAGATATTCCTTACAGAGACCAGAACGGACAATATCATCAAGACCAAACTCAATGATGTCAAACGATGGCATTACCCTAAGAATCTTCATAAAGTCGATGATACCATTTCTCTCATTGGTTTTTTGCAAGTCAGTCTGAGTTGCATCACCACAGAAACAAATTTTGGTGTTATCACCTGCCCTTGTAATTATACTATCAAGTTCATGAAAATTCAAGTTTTGGAATTCATCAACGATAATAATTGCCTTGTCAAGGGTAGTTCCTCTGAGGAATGAAGTAGACCAGAAGCTTACAGTACCCTGAGTCTTCAAGTTGCCATACAGCATCTCAAAGTCAGCATCAGTTGCCATCTGGAACATGTACTTGACCATGTTCTTGTAAGGAATCTGATAGATATCTGCCTTGTCCTCATGAGTTCCAGGCAGGAATCCAATCTCTCTAGTTGCTACCAGAGAACGTACAATATAGATCTTCTCGTATGGTGTGTTCTCATCAAGAACATCTCTAAGGGCATTGTAGAATGTAATAAAAGTCTTACCCGTTCCTGCTGCACCATAAGCGACAATGTTTTTATCATCATCAAAAGAGTCGTACAGTTTTGACTGATTGTCAGTCAGAGGATCAATCTCCAAAAGGAATTCAGAGTTGATTGGTTTGCGCCTCTTCATTTGTTTGGCGGTCATGCCAACACCGATTGGTTGTAGGTCAGACTTTCTTTTTCTTGCCATACGGATAAATCTTGGGTAGGTTGACTGTTATTTAGAACGTGATGCCACAAATACATCGCAGCACCAGCAGCTGTTCCCCCATCATGTGCAATAGGGTCGATGTAGAAGTTTATGTGGGGGAATTCTTTGGCGTACTCATAGTTATTAACACAGTTTAAAAAATATCCACCAGAGAGCACTACGTTTTTCGTTTCGACTTTCTCAAGAAGGGATCGAATAAGACGAATAGTGTGCTTTCTAGTTTCATTCTGTGCTTTTTTAGTTAAGTTTGCAATGAGATCAAAGTCAAATTCTGGGTTGTAATACTCCGCAGGATCTAACGTTGGATCATCATAACATCGCCTATAACTATTTAATATAGTTTGATTGTCTGTGACCCAAGTATCTGAACTTTCGTCATAAACAAACCAATCTTTAGTACATGCCTTGTCAGCATCACCGTAAGGTGAGATGCCCATTAACTTCCCAGCACTAGAAAATCCAGTAATCTGCATGATACTGTTGAAGATCCACCCACAACTGGCAGTTGCTGATAGTACATACTTATCATCAACTACAACAGGTTTAGATTGGGTTTTAAAACAATCTCCTTGTGGAGTGTACACCTGCTTAATAAGTTCCACTTCACCACTAGAGAATCTATACATCGATTCAGACTCTCTAAGGGTAATGTAGTCATTAAAATAATGACCACCACCATCCAAAACAAGTGCTGCTGCTTCATCAAAACCAGATGCATAAAATGCATTACAGGCATGATAAAGATGATGCTCCCAATAGTAATGAGAATCCCCAAAAGTAATCCCATATCTACCAAGATTATCCTTCACATCCTGAATGATATCTTCATCTGGATAGTCGTAGATATGAATTCCATTGATCTTCCCGTAAGAAGAGAAGGTAATGTGATCTAAGTGACGTGTATATCTAACGATGTCCATAAGACATCTCATCATACTGCCACGCAACCACTCCTCTTCTTTGATGCCATTATAGCGATCGTCTTCCATGTAGTAGATCAACTCACCATCCTCAACCAATGCAATTGATGGGTGGTGAGAGATATTAACTCCAAGAATAAACATAATTAAAGCTTCTTAACTGTAGATCCAGGTGCCTTGGATGCTTTATCAAGAACTTCATTCCATTCTGGCTTTTGCTTGATAAGTCTTGACTGCCAATCACTAATTTCAACTCCCAGACCAGGAGAATTCTCAGGAGTAAAGTAACGCTCCCAATCTGGGTTATCAATTTTCCACTGATCCCATTCGTGAATACTCATCTTCACTTCTTTGGTCTCACCAGTTTCTTTATGCTTAACGGGATATGTTGCCATATTAATTACTCGATAAGGATAGAAGGTGCATCCTCACACTCAGAACACCCTTCTCGGGTCCATCCAAGTGCTTCAGATATAATTGGGAACTGACAAGTGAAGAGACACTTAACTGCTTCCGCCAACTCCATGTGTTCTTTCTGAGTTCCATTTGCGGTACGAAGATCAATATAGTGAATCCACGACCGAATATTTCCACTCATGTAAAGTCGAGTCTGTGTTGCCTGAGGAAGCACAAAGCGGGCACACTCCTTAGCGACTCCATACTGAAGGAGTTTATTATAAAGATCCAAACTCTCTTTAAAGTGGAGTTCGATCATACCCTCCATGTATGCTTTATCGCGTGGATTGATATCATCAATAGAGTTTTGACGATTCTTTGTATCCTGACGACGAAGATCTGGAATAGGAATTTCTAATTGAAGTTCCTTACTGTCAGCATAGCGTTGTGAAAACTGTTGATATGTGAAGCTACGATGACGAAGCACTTGAGTTGCCACTGCAAGTGAGGTGTTTAGTTCAACCGTCATGAATGCGTGCTCAAAGATACTCCAGTGACGATGCTTGATGCAATACTTCAGGAGTCCAGCAAAACTATCGTTGTCCTGGTTCTTTGGGTTTGAAACACGGGCACAGTATGCAATCTGCTTCTCCGCATCAGGTGTAACACTGATAAGTTTTGCGCTCATTTAAACCTCCAAATAATCCTTAAAAATTTCCAATGCAGTATTCCAGTGAATAAATTGTCCCCTTTGATTCTGTGGGACAAAACAGAGAGTCCATCGTCCGCGATCTGTAGGGTTGTTAGTCCCATGAAGCATACCGATGTTTACTAGACTTGGTTTGTTTGTATTTGCTTCAAACAAAAACTCACAATCCTCTTCCTTTGCCCATAGGTTATCATGGAATTCAGAGGTTGCATTACCATAACCAAGCATCTTTTTTCTAAAAGTCTTATCAGACTTCCACCATTGTATCACGCCTTCTTCAGGACCCCAAGTGATATTGATCTTTGCATGATGAGTATACCCTCCATGATCCGTATGAATGGGAATCTTTGAATGTGGTGGAGTGTAAAAAACTTCCTTCAATGCCAAGATAAGTCCAAGATCATTGAACCATTCTTCTACAGGATAAAATGGATAGTCATTGATATAAAAGTGCTTAATCTGACTCCCCTCGTCTTTGAACATGTCAAGAGGACCTATAGTAAAGGGAAGATTCAAGTATCTATGATACCAATTAGTCGCAGTACCCATCATCATCGTTGTAAACTTCATCGTAATCCCCTACTATTGGAAGAGGGGAGAATCCTTCTGTGTATGAATCAACATCAGAATAAACTTCAGACTCAATCTCTTCGATCAATCCTTTTAATTTACCAAGGAGTATCTTTAACTTCTCTCGTTCCATCAGTAATTTAGATACACTTAGACATTATAGTACAAAAAAAGAGGGGTGGCAAGTTATGACTGCCTCATCTCCATTTATAAAAAAAGGGGGGTATTACCCCCCTTAATTTACTTGATCTTCCAGCTTGGTGTGCCCATGGATTTTAAGTTAACCCATTTGGCATAATATACACCACGATAAGTTAAGAACGCAAAAGTTCTATCTGGATCGTGCTTCTTAGGATCAAATGCTGGAAGGTCATATAAAAATTTGACCTTCAGCATTTTTATCTCCTTAACCTAATTTTTTGAGGAGCAGTAGTTCACCATACAACAGGAGAATAAATGCTGCGCTAAAGAGGGAACCGAATCCCGCAACTTGTAGTGCCTGCATAACATTCTCACTTGACGTAGGTGTGGCCACGGTAGCAGAATGCTCCGTGAACTTCATCACGATCTTCACAGCGACGGTCAAAAATCACTCCGCGATAAGCGGTGTGAGAGATCTGAGCGTCGTGAAGTGCAGATGCTTTTTGAATCTGCTTTTTGATGAGATTAAGTGTGTTCATTTGTCGTTACCTGAAATACTAGGGTGAATTTAATCTCCCGTTCCTTCAGTCGTTTGCGTCCCAGTAGAATTCACATTCTGGCACATAGTCCTTAATGGTCTCGACCAGTTCTAACTTCCACTCTTCATTTAGATGCTCATGCTTTTGAATGCGTAGCATTATTACATCAGCATCTGCACACGTCATTGTGGTTGATAGTAGTAAATCTATCATGGGATGAACGCTCCGTTCCGCGACTTACTTGCGTCTTATATCTCGACCGCGCACTCATAAGGTGTATGACGTAAGAACTTTCTCTTCATGCTCTCACGAATACCTACATTTTCAGGACGAGAATAATACTCATCTTTATATAGGTTCGTGATTGCTTCTTGAGATTGCTCACAGGTCATCATCCAGTCGTAGGCACCACTGACAAGATGGTCACTGGTAACCTCGTGCGTACTGAATGCCATGAGGAGCATTAGAAGAGGCATAAGATGAACGTACTGTCATTATACACTGACATTACTATATATGCAACTTATCTTGTATAACGCTATACCATTTTTATAATTCTTTACGCTTTTTCCCAGTCAAAGAAAAATACCTGGGTCAATCTACCATTTTCAATACTGTCACCAAACCCAGGAACAATACTTCTATGAAGTAAATCACCTCTATAAAGAACAAGGCGATTATAAACATTACCAATCATGGTAATCAAATTCTCATTCTTATCAAATATTCCCGTTCCAGAATCTATAGGAGCATTAGGTGTAAGGTACAGAACTCCTGCCCACTCACTCTTATCTTTATGAATCCAGGTTTTTTCTCCCTCTAGACACAACTGAAACCTAAAGCAGTCCATGTTGTCTCTGAACTGAATAGGACCATACTCTTGAGTGCCTAGAATCAAATCGATCTTATCACCAATCATGTTCTGGTAATCCTTATCAGCAGCATCTGATCGATGACCAGGAAAAGTTCCCGAAGTATTAAACTCAATTTGCAGAGCAGACTCCCTGACTACATCTGGATTGTCTAGGAAGTCATCAACGATAATCGTATTGACCCTCACAAGAACATTCCCTGCTCACTCATGTACTTGAGAGTCTCCTTCAAAGATCCACGATGATTCAATCCAATGGCAATCTGAGGATACTCTGCTTCACTACCAAACTCAGCACGGAACTGTCTATCACTGAAATCAACACCAAGCAAAAACTGTTTTACATCTTGCCCGCAGGCTTCAAGAACCATAACTGCACGTTCAGATTCTTGACTACCGTTACCATAAACTAGTGCTTGCATCAATCTCGTTGCCTCCAATCATCAGGTTTATCCTGTTTAAACCAATCTACAATTTCATCTGCTCCACTGAACCCCGTTTTGTAATTAGATGGGTCGGGGTCACCTAGTCCCATCTTATTCATAAAATCATCCACACTGCCCTCCTGAATATCCTGAGCGGCATGGCGACGTGCCTTGCGTAACCATTCTCTAGCAGTGGTATTTGCTTTGGACAACTTCTCTGCCCAAATCATATCACTTAAATCAACCTCTTCTTTATTGGAGATCTTTCTGCAGATGCCTTCCAAACGAAGACGATATTGGGTTGACAACATAGTGACGTATCCCTTTAGATTTATTTATTGAGACCAGCAATAACAGCGTCCAGCTTCTCTGCACGTCCAAGATAATAATCTCTCTGCTCTTCCAGAACACAGTTAATATCATCCACAATGACTTCAACATCAATGTCGTCATTGAAGTAGGTCTGAATTGCCTCAGTCAAGTATCTCTTCCTATTCCACTCAGGGGAATAGGGTCTATAGTTTGACATAATAAAACGTATTCATGCCGATAGTTTAATAGAGTCCAGACAATTTGTCAACTAGTGCTCTTTGTATTTGTCTGGGTTCTTCTTCACATCATAAATGAAATAACTAAAGGGAACCAAAAGCAAGGTTCCCATCAGCGATCCAATCAAAGCGGGATCAAACGCTGTCAGTATCTTGTGAATCATTGTCCTCTCCGTATTCTTTTAAGAGATTGTTGACAAGTGTTTCACTCCCATCCAGATTTTTAATCTCATAGAGGGAAGACTTCATATACTTTTTGATCTTTTTGTATTCTTTGATCAGTTTTTCTACTTCTTCTTTTTGTACGAAGACTTTTGCTTTACCGTCTCCAGCACCAAATCCATTATACATTATTTTTTACCTTTGGGTGGATTATATAACTTAGGATTAGTAGTGCCAGAGGATTGTTTAAACTCTAGAAGGTCCTGTCGATACATGTCCCAATAATGATCGAAGATATCCACTTGTTTACCTGCAATCACTAAGTCATGGCACTTACGACCACCCTTCATGTAAGTTACGAAGAATGCAGTGCAAGGCAATGACTTATCATCGACTGATGTGGGATCACAATCCTCATGCAGCACCCTGACTTTGCTCTTACTCAACTACGACCTCCCCACTGGATATCTGGATATGCCTCAGCGATGGCAGACTTGGTGATTTTATATCTAGTCTGCAACTTCTTATCCTTAACCAAAACCATGATCTCGGCTTCCCTGGGATGAAGTCCTTCAAGCATTTGAATGAACATTGTCTCTCTACGGAGACTGGTAAGAGATGGGTTGCCTCCTTGCAAATAGTTGTAGAAGTTCTGCCATTCCTTGCGAATAGAAGTTGCCCTCTTACGAACAACTTCATCCATTCTAGACAGACCGTCAACCTTGTTCAACTTCTCAATCGAAGCAGACAGGGATTCATTTTGTGCAGTCTGCTCCTCTGCACGAGAGTAGGGTACATCACCCTCAGGAAGAGCAGACACAGCAGTGTCATCAAAATTCCAAATCAGAAGTGCGACCAGACCTTCAGTCCTGTATTTTTGCAACACCTCCGCCTTCTTAGCAACTGTCCTCTGTCCATGAACCAGATCAAGGATCTCGTGCATGAAAGGGTTTGGTTGCAATTCAGGAATAGGTTTAGTCGTCTTCTTCTTCGTAGTCGTCATAGCCATTTTCAAATCGTACTGCTAAAATTTCATCGGGAAGAATATTCCCATTTTCGTCAAACATTTCGGGATGTGTATAGACTGGTGAGGACATTAGTACATGTTCCTTCGCCATCCAACCAACCACTCCGCCCACAATGAGCATCATTATGGAAAATAATGCGGAGAATGTAAGTGTAATTGCTAACATCGGACTGCTCCCGAGATTACCTCTTTTTAATAATACCAAGTTTTATTTCAAAATGGAAGTGTATCTCTCGCTTTAGGAGAGAGATCACCTTCCCAAACATTATGCCGAATGTTTTAGGTTTTGGTTCCTCCCTCCTGCTGCGGTGTCGCAACATTAACTCGAATCCCCTATTGATATCAGGAGAATCTTCTGCTTTATTTAGTTGACTTCTTTCGTCTTCCTGGTTTCTTGTCATTACTGTATCTCCAGGCATCTTCAAGAATACCGTAGAGATATTCCTTTATTTTTCTTGCTTGTGGTTTTGGAATGTGACCATATCCCTCTCGCAATTGCTTGTGAGTATCGTCTTGACCACCTAGAAGATACTCTTCCAGATCCAAAATTAACAAGTTGATCTCTGCCGCCGTCTTGCTTTCGATAAACTCGTCAGCATGTCGGCGCTTAGCATTACAAATTTTTAGATAGTCGTACATTTTAAGTACGAATTTACCCTCAAAGGCATAGTCAATTGCTTTCTCAATATCATAGTAGAGTGCAAAGTCAATGTCCTCTTCCATTAGTGCAGACACCATTTTAAAATTATATATCAAAAAGTGGATTTAAACAACTGCTTGGTCTCATAAAACCAAACATAATCTAAGGCAGATTCATTTAAAGTTTTGAGTGCTTCATCTGCAGTATCAACCAATGGTTGACCAGCAAGATTAAAACTGGTGTTCAATAGAATACCATGACCTGTCAATTTTTTGAACTCCCTTAGGATATCATACATGTGACCAGATGCAACTGTTTGAACTCTACATGTCCCATCGACATGAGTTACACCAGGAATTATATCAGACTTTACAGGGAACGAAACCGTCATGAATCTACTGGGACACACGTTCTCAAAATACAGGTGTGCATCCTCCTCCAAAACCATAGCAGCAAAAGGTCTATACCATTCCCTCTTCTTTATCCTATTGACAATCTCTCTAGCGTCTGGATTCAAAGCATTGAACAATATCGATCTATTACCAAGAGCTCTCTCACCCGCCTCCGCCTGCCCGTAGAAGACCGCTACAGACTTGTTTTGACATAGTAGATCCACCACATGTTTAATGTTTGCTGTAACACCCTTATATGCAGAGATATCTTGAGTAACTCCATGATAAGAAGTTGTCTCAATAGGGTGTATTGTTTTATCTTTTGACAATGTTCTGTACATATACATGGCAGCACCAACTGAGATACCTCCATCATTACAAAGAGGTTCAAAAAAGAATTCAACGTCTGGAAATTCCTGCATCAGATCATAGTTAGTCACTATATTCATGGCATATCCACCACTCAAACAGACTTTTTTTATTCCAGTTGCTTCTACATGTTCTCTAACTATATCAATGGTCATCTCCTTGCATTGATTTTGAACTTCATAACAATAATCAGCATACCTTTGATAATTATCTCGTGTAATCTCTAGAGAATAGTCATCAATCTCTCCATTTAGAACAGATAAGAATTGTAAATTATCTTCAAAATAACTTTCTATATGAGATCTTGCTTTGAAACCATTCAATCTCATCCAAGGAATAGGTTTTCCATATGAAGATAGACCCATTGCTTTACCACAATCTTGAATGGTTTGTCCTATTGCTAGAGCAGCCGTATTGTATAGATTGCCAATATTTGCATATCCAGAATCAATATCTCTAATTTGATATACACATTTACCAGAAGTCTTTTTTATATTACTATGTTTAAATTCACCAGCAGACCAGTATCCTTTGTATAACTTCCTAAAAACATTTGGATATCTCACATGATAAACAGACTCACACTCTACAGTTTTCTCATACTTAGAACTCAGGCGAGTACCCGCAGCATCAATAACAACAACTAAAGATTCATTAAAACCACTGTTATAAAATGCATTTGAAGCATGAAATAAATGATGCTCCCAAGGTGGATCTAAAAAATTTGCTTGAGGTGCGAATGATTTAAGGATATTATTTAATTGCTTTGCTTGTTTATCTTCTAATTGATTAACGTTTAAAATATAATCAACATCTTTAAGAAGATCCTCATCAATGATTGTCTGAATTATTGCATTGTGATTTGTATCATGCTTTACTCCAGTATATCTCTCTTCTTTTAGATACCTCTCAACCTTCCCATCAACAACAAAGGTTGCAGAAGAGTCATGACCACCACCAAATATGCTTAGAACCCGCATAATAAATATCTATTATTGAATCTTTGTAATGGAAGTTAGGAATAAGTTATTTGAATTATATCAGAACCTAACCCCAGTTGCTCTCCCTAATTGGTTGAGTCCTGTTATAGAAGACAAAAACTCCTGTATAAAATCTTATGTGTGGAGAACAGAGACTCTACGCAGAGTAAGACTTTGCGAACTTCATATTCGTGGCAAGTTCGTTGCAGAATCTCTTGTTATATATCCCGACTTCCAATACAATGCTCCCGTCTTTGGGACAGAGTACGTAAAATGTGGTAACGTAAAATATTTTGGTACGATTGACTTCCATCCACTAGAAGGAAGCAAAGAATATTCAGACAAATATATTCAAAAGTATCTTGGAGATCAAGAGGATAGAGTAAAAGATAAGTCAAAGATCTATGATCTAGATACATACTTCTCCAAAAAACTTTGGATAAAGACTGATCGTCAAGATTTTTATGATGAATACATTGATAAGTTAGATCTATATCTTAGAAGGTATCAAGAATGCACAAAAAGATGTGAGCGGTCTCCCGCCCACATCTTTCAAAAGGGTTATGACCATCATCTCTCGTATACAGATCCCGCATATGGTATCATAAAATCATACTATACAAAGAAGTTTGCTAGGAAGTATATTGATGGGTTTTTGTTTGACCTTGCTCAGTGACCAGGAAGGTATCGAGATACCTTCAACCATTCAACAGTATCGCTAGCACCACCAATAAGTTTCTCATCGACCTCAACCCTAGGGAAAGTTGAGCCCATACCAAACTTTTTATAAAACTCAGCCTTGGTAAAATCTTCACCAAGTGTAAGTTTAGTGTACTCTAAATTCAGTTCCTTTAGGAGTCTATCCACATACATGCAGTAAGAGCAGTTCTCTTTAGAGAATACAATAATCTCCTCAGTCTGCTCTACTTCATAAGATGCATGGACACCAGTGTCTTCAAATTTTTTAGGCATAGTTCCAATATTAGATCGTGAAGATTACCCAACCCTGAGTAGAGTCGGAATATATTAACTCGAATGATGCGCCTTGAGTGGAAACTACCATATCCGCAGCATCACCCATTATTCTACTACCATTCCTACCAACTGTCAAACTATTAGTGGCAAATGAATTTCTGACATCAGAAATCCTAATTCTATCTCCCTGTTGTGGAGACGCTGGCAGAGTAAGAGTCCATGTACCACCAGAAGTATCTGCCCAGACAGTTGTCCACGCATCAATTGTGGTGTTATTACTTAGACTTCTATATGTAGTATCTACTCCTTGAATAGGAATCCATCTAGTAAGTGAAGAGTTCCATACTTCAAGGTTACCTGTAGAATCATTTCCTCTAAGTTGAGGAGTAGTAACTGTACCAACACCAATCTGACCCTTAACAATCAGATCACCATTCGCTGCAACATTACCACCTGCCAATACTGCAGTAGTTGCGGCACCAATTACAACCTGAGTTTGAGTGGCTCCAGCGCCCACACGACCAATAGTTGCAATGCCACTAGTACCATTGCTGGTATCAATGTTATTAGCAATAATCGTATCCGCGCAATAAACATATCTCCACTTCTTAGAGTCTTGACCTAGGTCATAGGTATTAGTCGTACCAGGGGTAACGTTAGAGTTAACATTAGCATCAAGAACAACTGCGTTCTCAGTACCAACACCAGTGTTAATTGTACCACCCTGGAAGGTTACTGTACCAACAAAGGTAGCAACACCAGCAACATTAGCATTACCTTGTACCGTCAGGTTATCTGTAACATTGACTCCTGCTAATTCAGTGTTACCGATTACTTTTAATGCATTAGATCCAGGACTTGTAATGCCAATAGATACTGTACTCTTTGCATATACATTCTCGGATTGCATCGTGCCCGCAACACCGATGTCTCCAGGGAATGTAATAAAGTTCTCATAGTATCCAGAGAGAACAAAGTTAACAAGATTCTGATCTTCAGAATCAGATCTAATATAGATAACATCACCACCAGCGGCTCTAATGTCTGTTCTAGCGTGAGTAGTGTCTCTAGCAACAGTGTAGTTGTACTCAAGATAATCTGTTGATGTTGTTCCAAGACCAACTCTTACCTTAGTATCAAAGGATCCTCTATTACAAACAAACAGATTACCCCTGAACTGCCTGTAATTTGTAGGAATCGTAAAGAGCAGTGTGCTGCTCTTCATGGACTCAGATACACCCTGAGCAAGGAATCCACCTTCTTCTCTATTCTCAGTCTCTGCTGCAAGCAGTGTGAATGTTACATCAGTATGATTAGCACGTACAACAACACTCTCACCATTACCAAAATAAATACTATCAGTCTCGTAATATCCTCCCCTTGGAATTACTCTGTTAAATACAACGTAACCCTTTGTAGTATCAAAGTCTGACACAGTTCCTGTAGAGAGACCAACCCGAATTTTAATTTCGGATGCACTACGATTAGTGATATATACCTTTCCTTCTACCAACTGACCAGCGGGTGCGGTATAAAGAACCTCGTTCGTATTCAGTGCAGTTGGCTTGATAGTTGCTAGAGATCCAAAAGCCATCGGATATATCCTGAAAATTGTTGCAGTAATATTATTTATTTGATATAATATTGGACAAAAAGATATGATAATTCTAACTGGTGCCAAAGGATTCATTGGCAAGTGCTTTGCAGAGAGACTTGACGATGAAGTAATTCTTGTGGACCAAGAAGATGCTTGGAGACTTTTTACTGACTTTGATGGGTGGGATAAAGTCAATCTAATCCTACATCAAGGTGCCATCTCTTCTACAACAGAGAAGGATCTGCAGAAGTTGTGGCACTATAACGTAGCATTCTCGTGTGCCCTACTTAATAAAGCAATAGAATATCAGATTCCAATTAAGTATGCATCGTCCGCATCCGTATATGGCAATCAAAGTATTCATCAAAAGGCAAAGACATATAATCCACTGAACCAATATGCAATCTCAAAGTTGCAGGTGGATTACACTGTCTTAGATAATATTGATAAGTTCTCTCTTGTTCAGGGGTTTAGATACTTCAACGTCTATGGAGATGGAGAAGACCATAAAGGTAATCAGGCAAGTCCTGTGAGTAAATTTACAAAAGAGATTAGAGAGACTGGTAAACTCAATCTGTTTAAGGGATCCAATAAGTTCCTCAGAGATTTTGTATGTGTTGATGATGTCGTTAGTATTGTCATGAATAACACTGCAGGTAGTGGTATCTATGATATTGGTACTGGTTCACCAGTATCATTCCAGCATGTTGCCGAGTTGGTTGCAAAAAAAGAGGGTGGTAAAATCAATACCATCCCCTTCCCAGATCATTTAAAGGGTAAATACCAAACCTACACCTGTGCTGACATGAAGTGGATTGGTAATTATAAATTCAAGAGTATTGAAGACTATCTTCAGTTACGAAGTTAACGAACGCAGTCGCAATATACTTTGATCCAGAGATTGGCATGTTACCTCCGTGAGGATACATATAGTTACACGGGAACATTAGAACCTTTCCCTTCTCTGGTTTTATTTTTTTATTGAAGGTGGGGAACTCAGTTTCTCCACCTTCTTTTACATCGTTTAGATATAAAATTATTGCAAATAATCTAGTTACTGTGCCTCCAGCATGTTGATCAACATGTGTTTTAAAAAATCCATTACCAGTATTGTAAACTCTTATAGAGTAATCCCTAAAACATATACACTGGTTAGGAGCTTCTTTGACTATACTAAGATAATTATCATAGCAAATATTACAAATCTTTGACATCAACTGAGCAACAGGAGACTCAAAAGGAACTATCGATTGTGTTGCTACTTTATATTGAATCTGTATCTCTTGATCATCACTATTATCACTTACCCTACCATCTTGCTGTAGGTGTTTATTTTCTTCAAACCACTGAACCATAATCTCACACCACTCATTAGGTATGAGACTTGGGAATTCTAATATTAGATCTTCAAACCTTTCAATCACCTTTTATAACTCTATAACTATCAGAATCAAAGTGTTGGGTTGAGAATTCAAACAGTTCAGTATCATTCAATGCAACCATCTGATGTCTCATCCCAACAGGAATATGAAACTTTTCTCCAGGTGTAAGGACAATTAAATCTGCCGTTGATAAATCATCCTCATATCCATAGTACAAAGAGATGAGACCACTCTGTAAGTAGAAGGTCTCATCTTTTATTTTGTGGTAATGCCATGAACATCTCTTACCCTTCTCAATGAATAAGAGTTTACCACAATACATTTCATTATTAACGATCCACTTCTCATATCCCCAACCCTTGGGAACATATTTAATTGAAGAAGTCATTAGAATTTACCGCCTTATCATCTATGTAGTAGTCTGCTGAAGGTTTACCCATGATAAGTTCATGATACTTACAATTCCAAATCCTTAGTTGAAGTTCTGTTAACTCTCTCCAACGAGCATTAGCTTGAGTTGCATCATCATGATAAGTTCCCATACCTCTAGCCGTGAAGTATTTAATGTAGTGCCCCTCATCATACAACTTATTAATCTTCTCAATATTCTCCCTTATAGGAGTGCTTGCTTCATACTTACAAGTCTTACATGTGCCATTCTTAGCAGCAATAACACCATCAATATCAATACAATACGTCTTCATTCCAGGCAGTAATGCTCTCATAATCCTGCTACGTCTTCCTCTTTTAAAGTATAGCACCCATAATGTTGAACTGCAATAGCAGATGCTTTGTTTGCAATGGTTATTGCTGCTGTCATATCACCATATTTTAAATATGCATAGGTTAATGCTGCTAAAAAGGTATCTCCTGCACCCACAACATCAAATACACTCACACGCTCTGGTGCGTAGATATTCTCCATATACTTAGCACCCTGATCACCCATGGTAATAATAAGATTCTCTGGGTTAGGAGCAACAGTCAGGTTATTATATTCCCTTAAATTAATTTTAAAAAATACGTTTGGATAACTAAACAGTTCAGTCTTCTTAGTATCAATAAAAACTGGTCCTGGGAAATTCTGACAAAAAACTTCCAAATCATTCTTAGTTAAATATCCTTTATCATAATCAGATATAACCACAGCATCATACTGCATGTGAATGAATGCAGCCTTGACTTCAGATACTCTCAGAGGATCAATCTCAGACTCCTCATCAATACGTATAAGTTGTTGATTACTACCACGATCAACTATCCTACGCTTTATAATTGGTTTCTTATTGGTAATATGATTTACAAATACACCAAAAGACTCTAGGTTTGCCTTAACATTAGCAGACATACCTTTATGAGTCTCAGTTCTATCATACTTAAGAACTGGTACAGGAGCTTCTGGACTGATACGTTCTACATCTCCGTAGACATATTTATCATCACATGTCTCTCCTATCAATAATACGTTGAATTGTTTTTGTGGTTGCATAATCACCAATTCTACTAAAGAATACTAATTCAGCAGCGTACATTGATCCAATGACAGACTTACCTTTCCAATCAGATCCTACAACCATTACATCTGGTTGAATAAAGTTAATTAACACTTCTAATTCCAAATCAGAATCAAAAAAATGTACTTTATCTACTGCTTTTAAATTTTCTAAAAAGAACTTTCTTTCTTCTTGATTATATATTGGTCTAGAAGGTCCCTTCTTTTCAGACACTCTCCTATCAGTATCTATACCAACATAAACTTTATCACCTAGAGACTTTGCAAAATTTAAAAGTTCTAAATGACCCCTATGTAGAAGATCAAAAGTACCGTTTACAAAAACTTTTTTCACGGTCGATAATCCAGATAAACATTGCCAGATATTGTTGATCCCTCAGCACCATGACATACCATATGCATAAGGAATGATGGGAATATTATAATAGATCCTGCATCAAGATTTGGTTTATAATCCAAAAGAAAATCAGGAATTCCTCCTCCACTAATTTGATTTTGAATGTCCTTCATAGAGGGATTAAAGAACATTGTCTTTGACTTAGGTACAGTCTCATAAATGATAAAACTCCACTGAGAATGTGGATGTATATGAGGATCTTGATAATCAGTTTTGGTATAAACATTCCTCCATATACCATCAATCCTAGCATTCTCATAAGAGCATGGTATTTGATTAATGTTCCTTGAGACAACTTCATTTAAATGTTGCCAAGTTTCATCTGATATTTTGTGGTCTGTGCCAAAACTAGTCTTGACATCACTATCCCATGTTGATGCATAGTTATCAGATTCAATATGGATCTTAGTAAGATCCACAGTATCTTCAAAAATAGGAATTGCAAATAAATCTTTTCTCATTTCCTAGCAGGTAAAGGAACCTTCCTCATTGTTTTGTAAACTAGCGTAGCCCTAAGTCCACGATACTTGTCACCATTTGGTGGTGATCCCCGATGGGGTATATTGCCTTTAAAGAAACAAACTCTTCCAGGTTTTGGTAAAACTTCTACAGCATCTCCATCCAACTCAATTATAGTTGGACCACCCCATTCATCATCCCACTGCCTATTAACATAGTAAACCCAACTGAGACCATTGTCACAGGTACAATCTTGATGAATAACTGTGTCATGAATCCACTGCTGTCCATTTACAAGAACCTCACCTAATTCCAATTCAAATGGAATGGTGCCAGTGACTGCATTGTAAATCATCCCAAAAGAAGGATCTTCTGCATTAGGAGATTTTGGTGGGTAGATTGATTGTTTAAATGCTGGTGCCTCTGCCCAATTAGGATCAGCACCAACATCTCTACCATCAGTTGCATAATTACTAGTGTGCCCATACACCCATGCATATGCATTGTTACCTAAAATAAGTTCATGCATATGATGAGTGAACCACCAAGGAAATAGATTGTCAATTACATACACTTCATCCTCAGCAAGATCATACTGAGATAAGTCTAATATCTCTTTAGAACAATCTATATGAATCATTGATTAGCAACCTCAATCAAGACTGCATACTCTGGAAGATAGAGATATTCAATAGACGAGTTAGCAAGAGTGCGAAGAGCATCATCAAGTGTCTCTACAAGAGGTTCTCCACCAAGATTGAATGAAGTATTGAAGATGATAGGACATCCAGTTTGCTTATGAAACTCTTCAATCAGTCCGTAATAATGTCTATTAACTTCCTCAGTAACTGTCTGAATTCTACATGTACCATCAACGTGAATGATAGCAGGAATCTTCTCCTCAATTCCTTCTTGACACTTGACAGCATACATCATGAATGGGGTATCGTCCATACCGCGAAGATCAAACCATTCATGAACATGCTCCTTTAGAATAGAACCAGCAAAAGGACGGAAGTATTCACGACGCTTCACTTCATTAACATGATCTTTACCATTAGGATCACGAGGATCATAAAGAATAGAACGATTACCAAGGGCACGAGGTCCTGCTTCAGATCTACCCTGATACAATGCAACAATATTCTTATCTTTGATAAGATTCACAACGTCTTCATAGTCAGCGCCAGTCTTGATATTAGTTGCACCCCAGCGAGTAGCAACTTCTTCAATCTGCTCTAAAGAATAATCATATTCAGGACCATAGTACAGATCCTTGATTCTATCTCTAATTTTCATGTCATCAGTTACAGAATGATAAACTAAAAGTGCAGCACCAATAGCAGTTCCAGCGTCATTGCTAACTGGTTCTACAAAAAGATTGATACCCTCATCTTTAAGTTGTTCAAGATACCAATAGTTTGCAACACAATTCAACCCATATCCACCAGAGAGAACAACATTTTTGTTACCACTCTTCTCAACCGCTTTACGGATCAGGTCCAATACCATTTGTTGAGACTCTACTTGAATAGCATATGCCATGTCCCTGCGATTCTCAAGCAAAGTGAGGTCACCAGGTTCTGGAGGAGTCTTCAAGAAGGTATATCTACCCTCATTGACAACAGCACCATTAGGATATGTCGGAACAATTACATCTCGATTAGATGTCTTCCACTCAGCAGTTCCACCATGATCAGAATAGATCTCTGGAATCTTATCATTTGGTTTACCGTATGGGAACAAACCCATAGTTTTACCAGCTTCAATAGGTGCCCATCCACAGTATTGAGTTACTGCTTCATACGCTTTTGTGATCCCAGCACTCTCATCAAGAATGAACTCATGAGTTCCCTCTTCATTCTCACCTTCACTACTGAATTCTTCAATCTTTGCAGATCCCCATGGACCTCTACCTGCTTGGTGCTTGTAGATGGTTTTGAATTCAGCTGGATATTCACAAGTAAATATGGATTCCAATTCCCATGTCATCTCATTTTCTCTACCAACATTCATTGGAATAAAAGTTCCTGCACCATCTACAACCAGAGATACTGCAGATTTGAATCCAGAACGATAAAAAGCACACGCAGCATGAAGTTTGTGATGGGTTCTGCTCAAGTCAATAACTTGAGGATGCTTATATAGATCTGCTTTCCTATCAATCAGTCCCAACTTTCTAGCAAGACCAGTGTAAAGATCATCACCAGTAAAATCGATTCGACCACTTTCTCCAAGTGGTTGAGTATGTGCAATCACAAGATAGTCAAGTTTATCTGTATACTCCAGAATCTTAACCATGGAGGCAAGAGGACCTCCATCATACTTATGTCTAGACAATCTCTCTTCTTCGATAGAGAGAACCATCTCACCATCTTTTAGTAAGCAAAGACCAGAGTTATGTCCTCTAGCAATTGCTGCGATCCATTGTGCCATTCTTTCCTCACTTCAAATTGCCAAGGATTTCCTTAACTTGATCTTCTACTTTGTTTTGCTGTGTTGCCGTTTTTACTTCATCCAAAAATCCTTTACTTGGTTTTTTGATTTGTGGTTTAGTTGCAGTAGTAGGAACTCCATATGTAGAAGAAGTCAAAGGAGGAGCAGATTGTCCTTGACTCTTCACTGGAGCAGAGTAATTAGTATATGCTGTTGACTTTCCCAGTCTCTTACGAACAGAGGCAATCACTTGCTTCTCCTGATCCTTAGACAGTTCCATTGCTTGATCATTATAACGATCTGCTGCTTCGTCCATGGTCAATCGAATAGGAGAATACTTCCTACGATCAAGACCAACATCGATCACATCAAAATTCTTATGATCAGGATAGGAAATATTGATTGGATAAGTAGAACCTATAACTACTGTAGCAGTCTTATCAAATGACATTGCAAGATGCTGCCCCATGCTATCACATCCAAGGAAGTGATCTGCAGCATTAATAATTGCTGCCCACATTCTTTGTTCTTGGATTTGAGGTCTAGCAACTTTGTACTTTGATTTCTCTTCGTTTTCTTCAAGAGGGAATTGAACTTCACTCATAATAATAACGGAGTAATCCTTCTTCAACTCATTGATAATATTAACAATATTATTCAAAGAAAAACTACGAGAAGATGTGTCTACAATAAAGTCCTGACCCACTGTCTCTACTGAACGACCAAAGGGTTGAACGACAAGAACTTTATCTTTTCCTGTTCCTTGTTTGACTTCTTCTACAGCATTATATCCTTGGACAACTTCCATTTTAGACAACTGAATTGTTGGTGCAGGAAGTTCTCTAGGTCCATCAAGTTCGTTGATTTGAATATCATATGCCTGGGCAAGACTACACTTCTGATTGTAGTATTCCCAAATACGATATGGTTCTGTGGTGACAATATCTCTATGCTTTAGTTCCTGTTCAAACAGTCCCTTTTGCCAGTTATCAAATACTCTACCATCCAGAGTTGGATGACCTTTAAAAAAATCTGTTCCTCCCTCACAAACGATAACAAAATCGTCGTGGGTCTCTGCATATTTTTCAAATGCAGGGATGGAGCAAATTACTCTGCCAGCTCCACCATTGACAAAAAATGCTTTTGATCTCATTAAATCAAACTCCGAATGGATAATGAATTATAATCTTTGGTTATTTATCACATGAATAGAACCTGCACCAATCTATCGCAGGTCTTGAACATATTCTTCTCCATGATAGCACCATGGGGCATACTTGAAGGATATAACACTGCTTTATTATACTCCATCACTGACAAATGTTCAAGTAATATTTTGTCAGTGTCTGAATCGTATCGATAAAATCCTGTCCCACCTTCACACTCTTCAGGTTTATTTAAAAAAATAACACATGCCCATCTCAAATATTCAGCATCTACATGAACAATTGAATCTCTACCATCTTCAATAATTTCTTGATTGTTGGTTACATTAACCATAAATCTCATTCCTGACCAAGAATAATCATGCTTATCTTGATCAAATTCAACACCCCAACCTGGATGTTGACACAATTGTTCAAATGTATCTTTGAGATAATAAGCAGGTTCAAAGGTATCTTCACACACTCTACGTCCTATAGCAGAGGCAAGGAGATCTTCATTGTCTTTCTTAGTATATTTTTTAGAAGACAAAGCATATTCTCTCACACCATCAGGATTATCATAAAAATTTTGAATCTCAATTACCTGACTACTAAAATTATAAAGATCATTATGAATCTTAATAACCTTTGCAGACAGTTCAGGATTTACTTTAAACATTATAAAAGTGGCATAGCTCCATATTGTTTGGTCGGACGACCATGCTCAAATGCACTCTCAGGTATTACATCATACCCTATCGTGATTCTTTTTCCAGTGTAGTGTGTGTTGTTTACTACCCTATGCCTCACATTACCATTCCCAAAATAAATGTTTCCACACTCATTCTTAACCTCCCAGTTCTCAAACTCGGTGGTAGTATCTTGTGGTTCTAATGCAATATATCCATGATACGGTGCAGTGTGATTATGCCAATCCAATACCGTATCATAGTCATGAACATTTAACCATGCTTGTAACCAAATGTTCTCTTCCTTGACATTCTCTCTGATTATATCTCTCAATCTTCTAAAAATATTTAAATAATGTAAAGATGGAGAGGAGACACTAAAGATATTATAAAGATAATAACTCCACGTAGTGTCTCCAAATCCATCGGAGATGAGACCATCTCGACAAAGTATTGCTGTCTCGATGATCTCGGGTTGATTGTCTTTAATATAATCAAATTTGTAAATCTTAAAATCTTCAACCATAAAGTTAATCTATATCACAGAGATGGTCCATTAACTGGAGTTGATCCACCTGGAGCTTCAGGGAACATATAGTATGCAATGCTAGGTGGAACACCAGCTGCTTCTAAAGTAGCAGGAAGATCTCTCAGTCTTTGACGATAAACTCTCCACTCCTCTTGAAGTGCTGCTGGCATATCACTAGCTTGTCTTGAATCACTTCCTTCAAGTGCTTCATTTCTCTTTGTACGAATTTCATCCCAAGTAAGAAGGGTCTCTCTATCAAGCAGTTTTTCTGCAACAGTATATCTATGGACCGAGATTTCTCCGTCAGTTACGGTCAATCTCATCTTATCATAGATATCTTCAGGCATGATTGGTGTGCCATAAGAGAATTGTGGATATCCATCAACTTCTGGAGACTGTGGGTGAACTGTCTCTCCAGTATACTCCTCTTCTAACTCATTAACAACTGGTCCTCTAAGTTGACAAATGAGAGGATTGGTAGCGCAATCAACTTCTAACCAATCAACACAGTCTGCTGGCATTGGACGACCATCAGCAATATCATCCTCAGTCAGAGGACCTGCGACTTCAGTTCCGTCAGCACCAATTTGGAGATAGATCTTATCTGGTCCATCATACACTGCCTGACGAGTATTTCCATCAGAAGTGTCATGATCGACTAAAAATTCGTTTGGCAGAGCAAGATCATACTCTACTCTAATTTGTTGTGTTGCCATAATAGATTTCCTTTGTTTTGTGCAGGTGTACTCCCTCGTTGTTATTTATAACAATTCATAAAAAAGAGGGTGCGGTTAGCACCCTCTCCACTTCCTTCACACGGAATCTTTATTATATCAGACGTAAGTAATCTTGACAAGACCAGGACCACCCATACCACCTTGACCGCAGCATCTGCCGCACTGATCAGTCAATGCACTCTGTCCACCGTGACCATAAGGAACAGTCCAGCAACCACAACGAATCCAGCAGAAGTTGAGACCCTGCATAACGTTAGTTCCAATAAATGGAGCAGAAGTTGGAATATTATATCTACCATGACAATGGCAGAAGACACTCTTTGGAGTCCAGTATCCACCCATGTGGTTACCCATTCCAAAGTCACCATTGTTAGCGGTAGGTCCTAAACAGCAAGGCATGTAGGAGTGGCAATTGATTGACCAACTATTACATCCAATACCACCGTGTCCACCAATGGCACAGAAGTTAGACAGGTTACAACCATTTACATAAGATGCACAACCACAGCATCCAACACACTCTCTATAGCAACAACGATAGACACCAGCGGCACAAACAGTATACTGCCAACCTCCTTGAACATCAATTGTCTTAGAGTTATAGTATCCACCTTGAGCACCGCGATAGTTTTGACAGCGGTTACAAGAGCAAGCACCCTGACCACTACCGCCAGCGCCCCACATCTCAATGGTCATTCTTCTGACACCAGAAGGAACTGTCCAGAGACAGCAGCAACCAGTGGTACAAGCGCAAATTCTACCATAGAACCACTTGACATTCCAAGTGTCTAATCCAGTAGTCTGCAGCTGGGTTGGAGTAATAGATCCTGCAGGTAGGCTAGACCCAGATACTTTTTTATAATTTGAATACTGTGCCATTGTTGACGCTCTCTATAGTTCTATTTATTGATCAGAAGTATGTGATTTTAACCAGACCACTTCCACCCGTTCCACCTTGTCCACAGCAACGTCCACAATAAGTAGTCATCGCACTTTGTCCACCATTACCATATGGAACTGCCCAGCAACCACAGCGTGTCCAACACTCTCTAATTGCCATTTGAGCAACTGTACCAATTCTTGCAGCACCAGATGCAAAGTGAGATTGAGAATAGCAGTGGCAGAATCCTCTGTCATAAACAAATTCAGCACCAGACCATCCTGGAGCATAACTTACCATTCCAAAATCACCGTTCTGTTCATTAGGTCCTTTACAGCAACCATTAACACCGTGACATAAGGTATCCCAAGAGGTGTTTGCATATGCTCTGTCACCGCCTTTAGCGCAGAAGTTACTCAAGTTACATCCATTTACATAAGAAGAGCAACCTTCACAAGAAGTACACTCTCTAGAGCAGCAGCGATAGACTCCAGCAGCACAAACAGTATATGTCCAACCCTGTTGAACAGAAATTGTTTTAGAATTATATGCACCACCCTGAGAACCTCTGTAGTGCTGACAACGGTTACATGAGCAGTATCCAGAACCGTTACCACCAGCACCCCATACTTCAATATAGAGTTTCTTTACACCAGTAGGAACTGTCCAAAGGCAGCAACAACCCGAAGTCATTGCTCCAGGATCTCCATAAAACCACTTAACACCATAGGTAGCGTTGAGAGGAGTGCTGAAGTCAGCAGATTCTACACCACCGTCTACAATACCTTCGGCGCTAATCTTTTTATAACTTTCGTAAGAAGCCATTTTCTTTAGATTCTCCTATCAGATGTATGTAATTTTGACGAGACCACCGCCACCCATGCCACCTTGTCCACAGCAACGTCCACAATAAGTAGTCATACCACCTTGACCGCCAGTGCCATAAGGTACATGCCAGCATCCACAACGGACCCAGCAGTTGACCAAACCTTCAACAGATCCAGATCCACCTGCAAGGAATGGCGCATTAGTGGTACAAGTCCATTGATAATTACAGTGGCAGAATGGAGATCCACCCCAGTGACCACTGTGATTACCCATTCCAAAGTCACCACCATTATGAGCACCTTCACGACAACACTCATTGGTTGAGTTACAAACAGTAGACCAATTAGTCTCTGATTCACCTCGGTTACCACCAATTGCACAGAAGTTACTCAAATTACATCCATTGACATAAGATGAACATCCGTTGCAACCTTGACACTCTCTAGAGCAGCAACGATAGACACCACTAGCACAAATGGTATACTGCCAACCTCCTTGAACACTAATTGTCTTAGAGTTATAGTATCCACCCTGAGCACCCTTATAGTGGTGACAACGGTTACATGAGCAGGATCCGTGACCATTGCCACCAGATCCCCACATCTCAAATGTAACTCTCTTTACACCAGTAGGAACTGTCCAGAGGCAGCAACAACCAGGGGAACACACACCTGCTGTTCCATAAACGTACTTCACGTTCAGATCAAGACCTGCACCACTTTCCAACGCATTGTTTGGAACGGTGCCATCTATAATCTGACCTTGTACAATCTTTTTGTAACTTCCGTAGGATGCCATTTTTTACATTAATCCTCGTTCTATTATTTATATAAACGTACATAATAAAGAAGAGGGGGAACTCAACGTCCCCCCCGTGTCCTATACATCAGACGGAGAAGATTCTCCAACCGTATGTGTCGTTGTAGAAGATCAGGTCGAATGCTGCACCTTCAGTTGTTACCGTCAGATCCGCTGCGTCACCCATGATGCGCTTGCCATTTCTAGCAACCGTGAGTGTGTTGCTGTCGAAGGACTTAGCAACGTCAAGGATTCTGATAACATCACCCTTATTAGGAGATGCGGGCAGAGTAACAGTGTATCCACCACCGCTTGTATCACACCAGAGAGTCTGGAAGGAAGATGCGGAGTAAGTTGTGGTTACATCAATGTTCTGCATACTACCAATGGGCACCCAAGCAGATCCATTATATCCTTCAAAGGATCCAAGATCTGTGTTAAATCTCAGTCCACCCTGGATTGGGGATACAGGTCTCTGTGCAGTTGTTCCCTTAGGTGGAACCATTGCCTCAACACCCATGTTGCCGCGTGTCAGATATCCGCGAACCGCGAATTCAGTTGGGCAAGCGGTGTTGGAGTTACCACTCATGGTCTCGTCAGAGGAGAACTCGTTGATCGCCTCACCGATCTGACCACCCAGTGAACCCAGTCTCAGTTCTGTCAGACCAGACAGGTTGAACGCGGAAGCGTCCAGGGTAGCAGCACCAGTTAACTGGTTAACGGAGAAGAAGTCACCAACTCTGAAGTTACCACCTTGGTCAGTAGAGACGAAGAAGACTCTACCAGGACCGAAGTTGTTGGTCTCATTACCCTGCTGTACGTTTGCCTCATTAACGTTTGGATAGTTGGTTTCAACCTTGTTACCAACACCAATCGAGAGGAAGTCGTGACCAGTCAGACGTGCGTTAGAGAACTTAGTTCTAATTTCGACCAGAGAACCACCACCACCAGATGCTGGGTTAGTATCACCAAGTCCAGTACGAGTATCAGGTGTTCTGATTCCCTTCTCAGGAGATATGGTAACGGTTACGCGACCAGGATATACAACAGGACCAGCACCAATATCACCTCTATACTGAGTATAAGTTGTGGTGAATCCAGTTACATTATTAATAATATAGAATCTTGGTTGATCATTTACTAGATCACTACCAATACCAGTTGTTGTAATACCAATCGCATCACCAACCAGTGGTAAGTTATCGCCATCAGCAAGGTCAAGTTCAAGCAGAACACCCTTCTGACCGCCGACAGATCCTGCGACTGCGGAGACTTGGATAGCACCAGTTGTACCAGATCCAACGAAGTCCAACCACTCGCCAGGAACGAAGGAGGTAGTACCAATACCAGCAGAAGGATCACCATAACCAGGATAGTACTTGAAGTAGATCGCGTCAGAGGAAGTTTGGTCGTTGATGAAGGTTGCCTTAGCACCAGAGGTTCCACCAGTGATGGTGTTACCGATTGCAATTGTACCGCTTACAGTACCAACTGCAGTGTCGAGCTTGTCACCAAACAGTCTCAGGGATCTTGGAGTCTCAGCAGTAGAGAATCCAGATGCGATAACGCCGTAGTCACCGTAAGAGTTGTTACCACCAACACCACGAATTCTAGAACCACCACCAGAGTAGTAACCCCACTTACAGTAATATGTGAAGGAGGAGACGATCTCAGAACCAGCATCATTATCAAGAATGAATCCAGCACCATCACTCAGAACGTTCGTGAAGGCGTCAAAGACCATCGTGCGGAATCCAGAATCATGGACACCACCATCAATCAGAACACCAACACCAGCACCACCAGAACCACCATCAGTTGGAGGATTGCCGAATGCAGTACAGTCCTTAACGTAAGGTGACTTGTTCAGAATTGGGGAGTTGGGGTTGAATGCAAAGTAAACACCACAAGCAGTTGTACCAACACCAGTTCTAACAGTGGTGTACTGCAGTTCATATGGGTTATTGGTATCATAATCGAATCCAACCATACCATCAACGTTCAGACCCTGAATCGTTGTTGCGTCAGACAGTTGGAACATGGTCTGACGGTTGTTAGGAGTTACGCCGTCAGCAGACAGACCTTCAGCAGGTCTAATCTTAGAAGATCTCAGCGTAGAACCAACAACAGAGGTGAATGGAGGAACAACAAGTGGAAGTTGCTCAACGAATTCAGAAGAAGACAATCTGATAACAGCAGGAGACAGGTTCAGAACTTGTCCACCCTGTACATAAGTGTGGGTGATTGTCGATACACCAGCGTTAATGGTGAATGTATCATTATCAACAACGTCAATAACGTTGAAGTAAGATGTAAGAACGTTTCTTGGGAAGAAGGAAGTGTCAACACCAACAAACAGTGTACCACCAGAGACGTATACGTGCTGAATGGTGGAAATACCAACAGAGAATTCAATCTGCTGAGGACCGTTGATTGCACTTACGGTGAAGTTGTAACCTTCAGGTCTTGTTCCATCAGGGAAGATGGTTGTTGTGATACCAGAACCACCTGGGCAGGTGAACTCAAGGTTATCAAGTCTGATTGTATCTCCAACTTGGAGACCAGTCATCGCTGCACCAACAGTACAGGTTGCAACACCAGCGGCATTATCATACTGGAATGCGTTAACCGCATAAGTATTACCACCAGAGAGGCAAGAGAACTCAATGTCTCTCAGTCTAACGGTGATATTTGGATAAAGAATACCGTGGTTTGGTGCTGTAACTGTGGACAGACCAGTTGCTTCATCATAGATGAAGTTTGTAATATCTGTAATCGCGCTTGCGTTATCACATGCAACCTTCAGCGTTCTAAACGCCATATCTGGGGTGCTACCATTGAAGGTGTCCTTACCCAGTTCGGGGTCAACGTGATAAATTCTAGTGGAATCACCGATGGTCATCCAAGTAGGAACAAGGTCTGTTCCAATACCCAGCGACTGATATGTCATTCCGACACCCAGTCTGGTTGGAGCAGTATTGTCCCTGATGAGCATGTCACCAGTTTGAGTCAGCAGAGCATTGGAGTCACCAAGTGCAAGTGCTGCCCACTTAGTCTGATCAGATCCAGGAAGAATTCCAATTACGGAAGTAGAAGCAATACCAACGTAAGAAGAAGATGCATACTCTACAACGTCATTTCTGAAGTATTCAGTGGTTGTAGAATATGAACCTGCATATCTCATGCCTCTGTTATACAGAGCCCATGCAGTAACAGCAACACCAACTGTAGTAGATCCAATACCAATAGTCAGACCTTTAGTTGGGTGTACATATTGAGTAGAAGTTGCTTCTACCTGATAGGTATCACCACCAACGGTTACCAGATCACCTCTGTAATAGGTAACGCCATCTTCATAGGTGCTCAGACCTACAGCATTGTGACCTTGTGCAAGGAATTCCCACTGAGTATCAAGTTCAGTTGGAGGAATTGCTCCCTGTACAGAGGTAGAGATAGCAACATAAGAGTTACCAGCATAGAGAACAACGTCTCCAGTCTCGTAAACTGTTCCTGCATCCCAGTCACCTTCACCATTAAAACCAGCAACGTATGCTACAACGTTGGGATCTGATGGTCCATCGGTTCCAATACCTGGGAATACGAGACCTGCAGTGGTTCCGATACCTGCAGTAACACGATATTGAGTGTTACCATACTTAAGAATATCGTTAACTTTATAGAACGTTCCTGGTGTATACGTTCCTACGTTACGGATACCCTCAACATGGAGACTCCAATATGAAGCATCGGTGTCGTACCAGTCTGTTTCGCTCGCAGCGGAGGTGTGATTGGTAGTGACGACGTAAGTGTTAGCACCAAACTTGACGATATCATCAATGACATATTCGGTGCTAGGAGCCCAGTCGCCTCTCCAATTGAATTTTAGTCTTCCTAATCTAAAATCAGCCATCGTTAGTTAATTCCTTTCTTACTTAGGTCCTTCGGTTGTATAATCATATGTGCCGTTAATACGGGCGACAAGGTATCCATCACTATCTATAAAATAATGTAGATTTCTGAAGTCAAATCTATACTGTTGATATTTATCATGTGGATCGTTCTTATAGGTTTTATCCTCAGTTGTTTCTTCCACATAATCTTCACCATCAAGGAACCCTGGATATTGAGTTCCATCAGTTCTATGGAAGTCTCCTATGTCAGTGCTCCCAGAACCCACTTTTGTGTAACGAAGCATACCATCTGCGTCTCTACGCAGGGCATGTACGATGAAATCGTTCGATTGAACGACGTGTTTCATCGAACCATCCATTCTACTTAGGTTCATGAGAACATCCTCCAGAAAGTTCCTTCCCAAATAAGTTCGACATACTCACCAGCAACGTCACAGTTTAAAAATGTATCGATGAACCCAGTGCTGTCTTTTATTTGGTCTCCACCTTGAGCATATACTGTAAGATTATTTATATTCCAGGTGTATTTGGAATCTGCAAGATGAATAGTATCTCCTACAAATCGAAGTGTTGGTAGATAAACTGCAAAAGGACCTGCCGAGGTATCACTAAAGTACTTCATATTGGTTCTCAATGTATCACCATTATTAGAACCATTCAAAACAGTCAATCGAGATTTTTGGATCTCTACCCCAGACAAGGTGAGTCCATCATGAACTCTAATTGTCCCCTTATCAGTATCAAAAGTTACTTCAGCAAGAGCACCAGTAAATGTAGAGTGCTCTAACTCCGTCCCTTTACGCAGTTGTACCCGTTTGGTATTAGCCATTAAGGTCCACTAAAATGCGTTATATTTATTTATCAGTTTAGATAACTACAATTCTAGTGGGTTGAGGTTCTCTGAATTCAATGTAACGGTCTTCGGTAACTTCATTTCCTCTGTTAATATTGACAAGACCCTCACTAACATGAGGTGCTGGAGTGAAGGACTCTGCTTTTGTTCCAGTAAATCTGACCTTCGCTCCCTCTGGGAAGGTTCTGAGTCTGAAGACTGTGATACCTCTGGAAATATCTCCAGGAATTCCATCGTTGCTGAGACCAATTCTGACCTGACCAACTGCGAGATTGGCAGCGGTGAACTTGACATCTCCACCGATTGTGTCTCCACCAATAGTGAAGAGAGTAAACTTGACCTCGACGTTGGATGTGCTCTCTGCTCCACCAACAAATCCAGTAAGTGTACCAGAACCAATCTCGACATTGGTCTCGCTCTCTGGAGAATTGCCAGTGACGGTGAAGAGATTTCTGAGTCCACGAGGAACGATAACTCTCGCTTCGGTTGTGCTGGAGAATCCAAAGATCGAACCAGTACCCGCGTGGGCGAAGGTTGCTCTCTCGACCAGTTCTCCATTGATCTCTTGAGTTGCAGATACAACTTCTGCAACAGATGCACTCTCGATTGCAGTACCAGTAACACTGAAGAGTGTAGTGCGCTCTGGAAGATCGAAGACCTTTGCTTCGGTGGTGCTGGAGAATCCAAAAAGTCCACCAGTTGTAACGTGTGGTGCAGGAGCAACACTCTCGCGAAGATTGCCCGCAAAGGAGAACAGTGCTTGCTTCTCTTCTGCAACTGCGGTGACTTCGGTTGCAGACTGGAAGGAGAAGAAGGAACCAGATCCAACCTCGACATTGGTTTCGCTCTCCGCAGCATTGCCCTCGAAGGAGAATAGGGTGGTCTTGTCGATTGGATTGAAGACCGACGCTTCCGTGGTGCTGGAGAATCCGAAGAGAGATCCTGTTGCAATTTCTGGTGCAGGAGTGAAGGACTCGTCCAGTTCGCCATGAACTTCGACAGGTTGCAGACCAGTCTCGGTAACTCTGAGTTGGAAGGTGGTGAATGCCTCGTCTGGGAGGAATCTTGCCTGGACAAACTTCTGTTCGGAGAAGGTGAGCAGAGGAGTATCGACTTCTCCAGTAAATGTGAACAGAGTAAAGTCGTCTGGTGGATTTGCACCGAATGCTTCTGCGGCACCACCAAAGTTTCCAATGTTTCCTTCGCCAGGTGGAATGAATGGAGTGAAGGATTCTGCTTCGATTCTGACGCCAGAAGAGCGAACAAAGAAGGATCCAGTACCAGTGTGCTTGGGCAGAACGAAGATCTTTGGAGTACCTCTGACCAGCAGGTGGGTAGTCTGGATCGTTTCGTATGCGAAGCTGAACTGAACGTCTGTAGCAGCACCAGAGAATCCGAAGAGTGCCTTCTTCTTCGCAGGTACAAATGCTGCTGCCTCTGTAAAGGAGACAAACGAGAAGATAGATCCACGACCAGCAGGAATCCATGGAGTAAAGGATTCTGGTGCAATTCTGAGACCAGAATTGCGAATGAAGACAGTACCAGATCCAGTATGCTCGTTTCCAGTTGCCTCTCCAGATCCAACAACACCAAAGAGAGAACCACTTGCTTCCCAAGCAGCGGTGAACTTGAGTTCGGATTCTTGCTCCTTGACTGCACTGATGCGAAGACCACCATCGATTGCAAACAGTGGATCTGCCTTCGCGGGTACAAATGCAACGTTCTCTGTGAAGGTAACGTAACTGAAGAGAGAACCAGAACCAATCTCCGTTGCAGGAGTTGTGGATTCTGTACTGCTGCCTCTGAATGCAAAGAAGTTGATGGTCTCTGGTCTGATGCCGATTGCCTCGGCAGCACCACTGACACCACCAAAAGAACCAGAACCAGTGTAATTACCAAAGCTACGAGACTCTGGTGCATTACCAACAAAGTCAAGTTGCAGACCTTGAGGTTCAAGGCAATCATCTGGATAGAGAGTACCGTAATCCTCGTGATTGTACTGATAGTACTGATTTACATAACCATAATCGATTTGGTTTGGTACTCTTCCAAACTCAGATACAACTTCATTAGCAAGAGAACTGATAGGATCGTTGAGATATCCAGACAGTGCTGGAGATTCTTCGACATTGTAGACAGACTCATTGACGAATCCATAGTCATCACCTTCACACGCGCCGAAGGAAGACTCTTGATTATAGTGGAAGGTGACTCTCTCTGCTCCACCATCAAAGTGACCAAGAGATCCAGATCCAACTTCGCTGAAGATTGACTTCTCAACAACTTCACCGTGTACGGAGAAGAGACCACTAACGGTAACACCAATAATGATAGAGACCGAAGTGCTATCAAATCCGAAGAGTGTTCCAACTCCGTCGTAGTTACCCTTACCAAACTTCTCAACGAGTTCACCTTCAAAGTTGAAGAGTGCTCTATCGTCCTTAGCGGGTACGAATGCAACTGCTTCAGCAGTTCCAGATACGGTAGGCAGGTTGCCAGTACCAACCCAATCTCTCGCTCTTCTGAAGGTTGTGTCGCCTCTGAGTTTAACAAGGTCACCCTTAGAAGTGAACTTAGGCAGAACGTATACCTTACCAGTACCAAGAAGTCTGAGGTGAGTGTGCTCTTGATTACCAACAAAGTTTCTAACTCTTGGAGTCTCAGTAGAACTGTAAAGTCTACCAAGTCCGAAGGGAAGTCTTGTTGTAGTAGGAGCAAGAGTACCGAAGTCTTCCTTCTGCCAAGGATAGTAGATCTCGTCGTAACTTACATCACCATAGTCTTCAGCAACGGTGATTGTGTCAGTGATGTATCCATAATCAATAGACTCAACATTGACAACAGAAGACAGGTTGTATGCAAATGCTCTTCTGTTAATCTCTTCGTTGTTGAAGGAGAAGACTCTATCAACCTGATTAAAGATAACCTCATAGTCTGCTCCACCCTGTACCAGGATGTCCTTCTCGCTAACACCGACTTCACTACGTACTGCCTTGAAGGTGGTAGTGCTCTTAACAGAGAAGAGTTTTCCAGATCCTTCGCTAAGAACAGCAGTAGAATCAGCAGTACTGGAGAATCCAAAGAGAGATCCACCACGGAATCTGTTGGGATAGAAGTCCCAACCACCGTCTGCCTTATAGTGCATCCTGATTTGGACGCGAGGCGAACCATCAATGTTGATCCAACCATCACCATAGTGCTTGGGAATGGTGTAGTCGATTGCAGTACCAACCAATCTAGGTTGCTTATTGCCAACAGATCCGTCGTAATTACCCTTGACAAAGCTCTCTGCTGCACTACCACCGAATGGCATTCTGCCATGTACCTTGGTGGTAGTTTCTGGAGAGAGGAATCCTCTGTCCTCAATATTAGAGAAGTCCCAACTAGGAACATCTTGAAGTCCTGTGACTAATCCGTAGTCTTCGCTCCTCAATACAGTCTCATTGAGGAATCCGAAGTCATCGGACTCGAAGTCTATAGCATCGTCTTGATCGAACAGATAAGATCTGCTCTCACTTGCTTCACCGACGAAACCAAGAATTCTATCTTGCTTGTTGAATATTACTTCTGTCTTCGCTGAACCCTTTGTAGAAAGGTGGAAGATGGATGTAGGTGGAATGGCAACAACCGCATCCAGAGCTTCCGCCTCGACTGGAGG